GAACCTGTGCCATCTTGAATTACATATATGTTTCCTGTTTGACCTGCTACTGCATTAGTTGGTGCTGCTAATGTTCTATTACCACCTATAGTAACTAAGAAGTTATTACCTAATGCAAAGTCTACTGCTATACTTGCAGCATCTGTTAATGTTGTTATTGGATTATAAGCTCTAGCAGATGTTCCTACTTTTAATGAACCTGCTTCTACTACAAAGTCTCCACGTACAGTTGTATTAGCTGTAACTGAAGTTCTTACATATCTAATATCTGCTAAAGATACATCTGCAATATTAGTTGCACATACACCTACATCTGCATTAGCTGCTGTACCTAATCCTAATCCTTTAGCATTAGTAGGAAATACACTTGTACCATCACATATAACTAAACCTACTGCACCAAAAGGAATATTATATCCATCACCACTAGCAGTTTTAATTTTAACTATATCACTTGCAGTTGTATTAGCAGAAACTGTATTATTAATAACATAGCTTTTAGATTGAGCAGGTATTATCATTGTTATTGTTGTATTAGTTCCACCTACTGAACCTTTAACTTCTAAGAAAGCAGAACGTGGTACATCACCTGAACCATCTACTGCTGATAAAGTTACTGTAGCATTAGCTCCTATTTCTACTGTAGTATAAGCTGCAATAGCATCATCAACTAGACTTATCATACCATCATTTAATACAGTACCCCAAGTATTTGGATTATCTCCATCTCCTTGTTTTACTAGTCTTAACCTGCTTGTATATGTTGATGCCATTTATTTCTCCTATTTATCATTACATTGGCAAAGTTTACCAAATAATCTTTTTTTTAATCTTTTAAAAAATCTTTTAATCTTAACGTATGTACGTTTTAACGTCATAATCATCACTCCATCTGTTTATTCTTGCTATTTCTGTTACATTACCATCACTATCTCTAGTGTCTTCATATAATGCTTTAAATGCTGCCATATCACTTGCACCATCTATAGCTGCTTCAATAGCTGCACAGTCTGTTTTAATATTTCCTACATAGGTTCCAACAGCACTTGGTATAGTTTTACTACTATCATAAGCTAATCTTTCTACTAACCAATTAAATCTAGATATATAATTATTAGCTCGTTGTTTAGTTAAATTTTTAGCTAATGTTTTTAAACCTAATGTTACTGTTTGATTACCTTTGTAATCTTTTATTGCATTACCATCTTTATCTACATCATTAACATCTACTAAAGACTTAGCTGTTATTGTATAAGATGTTGTTACTTTCTTATCAGAAGCACTAAAACTATATGTAGCTTGTGAAGTATTTTCAAATCTATCATCTCCTTTTGTACCACTATCTTCTACAGGATATATTCCTATAGCAGCTTTCTCTGCATCTGTATATTTTGTAAACATATTAGATGGATAACGAACTTCACCTATTACCAAAGATTTTGGTCTTTGATATATTTGTTCTATTTTATTATCCTTTATTAAAGCCCACATATTATTTCACCTCTTAAAAAGTATTGTTATATTTAAATGGCACGTCACTCCATGCTCCATAGATGTACGTACCACCACTTTGATTATTTAAACCACCAGTTCCACGTAGCTTAAAACCATTACTAAGAAAATCTACACCATGTGTAGAACCTGCTGTGGCTACACCATTAGAATCCCAAACTAGTTGTCCATCTGAATGTGCAGAAGTTGGATTATAATTTGCTCTAGCAGTATCAAATACTCCCCAATTTTCTGAACCTCCATCAAATCTTTTCGTAAATATTAAACGTGGTCTAAATCCTGTATAGACAAATGTTCCATTAGAATTACCATTTCCAGTATAGCTTCCAAACTTACTATAGCCTTCAACTCCATGCCACGCATATATAACATAATCTTTACTACTTGTACTTACATTACTTTCATTACCTATATGTATTAAAGTATCAGTAGGTGCTGTATCATTCCACATACCTGAGCTAGTACCTTCAGCATCAGCTGCATTTAATGTAAGATATTTTGTTGGTCCTATCCCTACATGATAATTTTTCCAACTTTGAGCTGCACTACTTCTTCTTTTAGCCATTATAAATTCTGGTGCTTTTTCTAAACCATGTCCTAATGTTGCTGCACTACCTGTTCCTGTATAGGTAATTATACTAAAACCTCCTTTAGTATTTGCTTGTACTGTGCAAGTTGTAGAACCTTCTGAATTACTAGCTGTTGTTCCTCCATTAGCTCTCCAACACCATGCAACATGAGCTTTTCCACTTAAATTAGAACCAGTATTATATGAAGTACCTACTGTAAAACCATCACTATCAAAAGATACTAAGTCTTGTGTTGAACTACTACTATCTTCATCTCTAGAATTATCAGAAAATATACTTTTTGCTCTACCTCTTGAACTATCAAACAGAGCATTAGAATATAAGTTATTATCATCTATTGCTTTAATCCAAACAAGGTCAGGTTGAAAACCTAAATTGCTTACAGCATTACTAGTACTAGCATCTCCTGTATAAGTAACTATATTAAATTGTTTAGTAGGATTTTCATCTGCACCATCATCTCCTGCAGGGTCTATGTCTGAACTAATTAACATATCTTTAGAGGTTAAACCTTTAAAACCATCTGGTGGACTATAAGACCAATCATCAGAATCTGTTCTTAATATAGAAGATGTCTGGTCTCCTCCTCCAACTGTTCTTGATACTGCAGGAAAAAAGAATCCTCCTGATATATCTATTCCTGCACTTGTATTTACTACATCTCCTACAACATCAGAGTTATTTTTCTTTACATATAATTTAGAATTTTTAATAAACCATCCTATTATATCTCCATCAGTAAATGTACCATAACTTGTATTAGAAGAAGTTTCTACAAAAAAAGCACCACCATCATAACCTCTCCACATAAAAGAACCAGAACGAGAATGTATTTGACCTGATGTTAATTGATTATGTCTGTCTTCATTTATTATACCTAATGTTAAAGCACCACTTCCTGCAGATGTTGCTACTGTTTCAAAATAATAACCATCTGTATCTGAAATAACTCCACCTACATTAGCTGCAGTTCTTGGGTCTGCACCTGTCATAACTGCATTTGTATTACCTACAGTTAATGATGTACTACCTCCAGAACCTATATTTAAAGGATTCCATGTTCCAAAATTTCCACTACTTGCCATATTTAGTTAACTCCCAAATGTTGGACTATCAAGAACTTGATGGTCTGTGCCCATGTTAGTTACTGAATAATCATTATTGTTTCCTGAACTGTCATTCCCAAGGTCACTTGCATTTTCAAATTTAAGATATGTTCCATTCGTACCAAAGGTCAAACCACTTGGGTCTTTTGGAATCCATACACCATTTTTGCTTTCACCTAAATCTGTGGGTGCTTGAGCTGTACCATCTATTAATATAAACTCTGCCATATACCCTGCAAAGTCTGATGAACTAGAAGCATATTTCATAATCCCTATTTGATGTTCTGTAGTATTGTTTACTTCTGTTTGATAATCTTGAGCAGATATAGATGAAGCATCAGTAGCAGTTACCTGTGTACCATTAAAATAAAATTTAATTCTATTTGACCCTGTTGCTTGTGTCATATCAACTGCTAACATATAATGACCCCAACCAGAAGTATCTCTATATAAAGGTGACCATATATATTCTGTACCACCACTTGCTCCAACTTGATAGTTATCAGTATTTCTCATTCTTATATTCCAAATAGTAGAACCACCATCATTAGCATCAGCACCAAAAGGTACCATATGATTTCCTGAATGTGTTATCACAGTTCTTTTCCACCAAAAACTTACAGTAAAAGTTCTTCTATTACCTGCACTACTAGGAGTTCTTGTCATATAACCTCCATCATCTTCATCAAACCTACAGCTCTGTTCTATCTGATGTGAATAAAATCCACCACCACCTGCACTTGCTGCTGCTGCAGATGCTGCTAATAAATTATTTTGAAATATTCCCATTATGCGTATGCCTGTGAAATTACCATTTGTATATCTCCACCAACTCCATCACTAGATGCTGATACTACAATATAATCTAATCTATCTACTGCACCATTAGCTGCTGTCATGGTTGGGTCTGTACCACCAATAAATTTAAAATCTGCGTTATATGCCATTGTACCACTTCCTCCACTCTGTGTCAAAAAGATACTACCTGTTTGTCCTGTTCTACATCCTATAGGTTTAGCTAATGTATGTGCTGCTGTAACTGTTGTACTAAAGTTTTGTGCATTACCAAAGTTTAATGATACAGATGTTACACCATTAATAGCTGTTGCACAAACAACTGCTGCTGCACTCTTTGTTAATTGTAATTGTCCTTCTAATGAAGTATTACCTGACACTCTTACAGTTCCTAAGAAACCAGAATTACCTGTTACAGTAGTAGCACCTGTTACTTTAAGTGTACCTACTAACTGTGAGTTACCACTTACACAAACATCTCCATCAAATTCAGCTTTACCACCTACAACTAAAGCACCTTCTAAACTTGTAGCACCACTAACTCTAACTGTACCTAAAAAACCTGCTGCTCCACTTACTGTAGCTGTAGATAATAAATTAACAGCACCACCAACTGATACTGTACCACCTATAGATGCATTACCTGCTACAGTTGCTGTACCACCTACAGCTAAATTACCAACTAATATTGTATTACCTGATACACAAACATCATCATCAAAATCTACTTTGTCACCAAATGTTTTATTAGTAAAAGTTTGTGTTGCTGCTATACCTGCTAATGTATCTGCAACTGCAGGCATTACTAAAGCTATATTACCAGAGAAAGCTGAATGTGGTGGAGCTTTTAGTGCAGCATAATGTGCGTTACCTGACTCACAATACATTCTAAGTTCTGATTGTGAACCTGTATTTTTTAAATCAATTATACCACCACCAACACTTACTGTGCCACCTATAATAGCATTGCCAGAAACTGATACATCATCTTTAAAATGTGAATAACCTGTAACACTTAATGTAGAACCTAATTGTACTGCTCCTGCAATAGTTACATGTCCACCTACATTTATATCTCCTGATACAGAAACATCACTTTCAAACTCTGCCTTACCTGTTATATTAGATGTGCCACCTATTGATGTATTACCTACTACATCTAATGTACCACCTACTCCTAGATTTGCTGTCATTGTAGTATTACCTACAATAGTAGCAGTACCACCTATAAATAAATTACCACCTATAGTTGCATTATTAACAGATATATTACCTGTTATAACTGCAGGTACATTTGTTAAGTTAGCACCATCTCCAAAGAAAGCTGAAGCACATACTTTAGAACTTACATGCACATCTCCTTTAACTGTAACATTACCACCTAATGATACATTACCTGCTACATCTAATGTACCACCTATAGCAGTATTACCAGATACAGATACATCATCTTCAAATTCAGCTTTACCTGTTATATTAGATGTACCACCTATAGATACATTACTTGCTACTGTTAATGTACTTGCAAGATTAACTGCTCCACCTACACTTAATGTACTTTTTAAATGTGTAGCACCTTCGATTGTTGCAGTAGAAGATACTTTTAATGTACCACCTACTTGTGCATTTGAAACTGATATATTACCTGTAATAGGTATACCTGTAATATTTGTACCATCACCATAAAAAGCACTAGCACAAACTTTTTCTGCAAAGGTAGCATTACCACCTACACCTAATGTTCCTGTTAATGTAGTATTACCTGCTACTGTTAATGTGCTTGCTAAATGAGTAGCTCCTCCTACTGATAAAGTTCCACCTATAGAAACATTACTTGCAATAGTAGCTGTACCTCCTATAAAAGCATCTCCACTTATACATACATCATTATCAAAGTCTACTTTATCTCCAAAAGTTTTATTAGTTAAAGTATCAGTAGTAGATGTTCCTACAAGTGTTGCACTACTTGTTGGTAATGTTATTGTTAAATTACCACTATAAGAAGAATGTGGAGGTGATTGTAACGCTGCATAATGAGCATTACTAGATTCACAATATAATTTTATATTAGATACAGACCCTGTATTCTTAATTGCTATTTCACCACCAGATACCATTACAGCACCTGTTATTGTTGCAGTTCCTGCTACATTTAAAGTACCACCTGCTACTACATTAGATACAGATATATTACCTTCTATTGTTGCAGTTACACCAGATAAGTTAGAACCATCTCCATAATATGCAGATGCACAAACTTTACCTAAAATTTGTATATCACCAGATATTGACACATCCTCTGATACACCAAACTTACCTGCTACTTGTATTATACTTGTAGATATCTGTAATGCTGAATTAGTTCCATCACCTGACTGCACTTGTAATAAACCAGCACTAACTCCTTCATTACCAGATACTGCTACTTTAAGAAGTTGTTTATAACTCTTTGATACTAATTTGCCTGTTAAATCACTCATATTGTTTGCCACCATCTATCTTGGGTTGTATCATCCCATGTAAAACCTGATTGTTCCCAAGTTAAGTTTCTACCTGTATCATCTATTCTAGCATTTTGAATAGCAGGGTCTTCTCTTAAACTAGCAGGTTTATTCTGAGGATGATTTTTTAAATCATATGCACCATCAAAACATTGTGGGCATCTTACTGTATCATAACTACTTAACTTCATAACTCTCATGGGATACACAAACCCACATGAGTCACACATTGCTTTTGCTCTTCTATCAGTAGCCATTATACAGCTTTTAGTTTAGGTTTAAAATAAATACTTGCTCTCTCTCTATCTTCATCCATTGCTCTTCCGAGTAATTCTTCATAGTTTGTTTTTAATATTGAAATCTTTGTTTCAGGTACACCATTTCTTTTTAAAGACATATAGTAAGCTAGACCAGCAGTTAAACAAGGCAGAAATCTAACAGGTGCATCTGCATTTTGTGCATATGATTTATTAATATCTTCTACTTGTCGTATTGCTTCTATGTTTAAAATACCTGTAGAAACATTAGGTACTGGATATAAAAACATAGTAGGATTACTTATATTTCTTTTCATTGCATACTGAGTAGGTCTACCACTTTGAGACTTTTCAGGAAGAACATTATATTCTTCAAAGCTTTTTCTTGTTAATTGTGTTTCTGTTCCTGTTGAGTTTATTTTATATGTTACAATTAAAGCATCTAAAGCTGAACCTTCTAAATTAATAGAAGTTGTACTTGCTGCTACAGTTACTGCAGTTGTAAAGGTACTCCATAACAGTATACCACGATTCTGCCAATCATTCAACATTAAATTAATAGAACGTCTAGCAGACTTAGGTTCGTGTCCTAATGTCT